AAAAGAGCAAGCGCGAGTTGTGTTGCCGGAAGGATTGACTATATCACGCATGTATATGACTGGATCTGTTCGCTCATGGATTCATTATTGTCAACTTCGAATGGCGTCGGGCACACAGAAAGAACACCGAGAAGTAGCAACCGAGTGCTGGAATAATCTAATCTTGGAATTCCCATCGCTTAAAGAATTGAACCTGACTGAAAAATGATTACGTTTAAGAATACTAAACTCATCGATAAACAGTCTTTTAAGCACTGTAAGTCGCTTTCAGAATTCATCTTAGATAAATTCTTTACGAAGCAAAAGCAATTAAAGATGCACATTGACATTCACTTTGTTAAAGGATTGTTTGAAAATGAAAACAGCTTTGGTAATTGCGTATGGGAAGACGAACATCGCAGAGGTAATGAGTTTACAATTCAAATTGAGCCAGAACAAAGGATTAACCTTCTGTTAAATACTATTGCGCATGAGATGATTCACGTAAAACAATGGGCAAAAGGCGAATACTACGAGCTCATGTATGAACCTAAAGTCTATAAGTTCAACGGAAAAAGAGTTGACTCTACTAAAATCGATTATTGGGATAGACCTTGGGAAATAGAAGCTAATGGTCGTGCAATCGGATTAGTTGTTCAATGGGCTAAAAAAAATGAGATCGCTCATAAGGATTTAGTTTTCGATGGTTAATGTTTAGAAAGAAATAAATGAAACCGCTTTGCTACGCACCATTTATTGGTATGTATGTATCTACTAAAAATGGATACGCGCCATGTTGCGAATCAGAAACTTTTAAAGCCGCCGGTCCGAAGCAATTCTGGACCGGCGAAGATTTATCTGCAATACGCAAAGACTTACTCGAAGGTAAGTTTCCAGATAGTTGCGCTATATGCATGAAGAAAGTTTCGCTTGGTTTGCAGAGCGATGTTGAATATTGGAATAATGAATATAACGCGCTTGAAAGGCCTGACATTTCGAAATTAACAGGACCGATGATTCTAGATTATAGACCATCGAACCATTGCAATCTAAAATGCAGAATGTGTGGACCTGGCGCGTCAAGTTCTATTGAAAATGAAGTCAAAGCTAATCCAGAACTTATTGAATGGTTTGGAAGACCTAAAGATGATCTTGATATACATGATCAAATGATTGAGTACATTCAAGAAATTAATTTGGTTAAAATTAAAATCATTGGCGGTGAACCAGCTATTGATCCTGGTATATGGAAATTCATCGATGTTGTATCTAAATTTAATCCAAAACCAACATTAAAAATAACTACAAACGGAACTAGTTCAAATCCCAAATTTATTGAATTACTTAATAGGTTTGAAAAGATTGTAATTACATTTAGCGTCGATGCAATTGGCGCCGAATACGATTATATAAGAACTAACGCTCGATGGAAAAAGACTGAGAAAAACATCTTAAATTTTATGCAAAACAAAAACAATAAATTTAGTTTTAATGTTGTTCTTACACCATTCAACATTTTTTCATTGAATCCACTCATAGACTGGTTTGACAGCCTAATGCTCAGTGGTCATAAATTCCAAGTAAACTTCATGGATTCTGACGATGCGGTGACTAGTCTATCTGCTATTCTTCCTGAGCATATTGATGACGCACTTAACTCTTTAAATATGAAGAAGCTAAAGAACATAGATTGCGCTGAGCTTATGTACATACTAGAAAGTGCTTCATTTAACGAAAAAGCTCACGCATCTTTCAAAGGATTTGCTGCTGCTTTAGACAAAGTCAGAAAAACTCACATCATCGATTTAGATCATAGGTTTAATAGTTACATTGAAAAAGCTCCCGTCTGATACATTCTGCATTCTTCCTTGGATTCACCTTAGCACAAGACCCGATGGTTTAATGCGCGTTTGCTGTACAGCAAACGCTTCATCCGTTGGGCCAACTAATGATAAAATTCATGGCGGTCAGGTTGGCATTCTAAAGACTGAAAATGGAAAACCTAATAATTTAAACATCTCAGATTTTTTATCGAGCTGGAACTCTACGTATATGAAGAACATTCGAACGCAGATGCTCGATGGCGAAAAGCCCGCATCTTGCTTGAAGTGCTTCAAAGAAGAAGCATCCGGATATGTTAGCAAACGCAAGTGGGAGACCGAGTATTGGTCAAAGCGTGTTGACATCGAAAGACTAGTTGACAATACTGAATGGGACGGATCCGTTCCTCCCGAGTTAGTATACATCGATCTTCGCTTTGGCAATAAATGTCAACTGGCTTGCGTGATGTGTAGTCCGCACGATAGTTCAAGTTGGATTAAAGATCACAAAACTATGTTTTCGAAAGTTAAGAACAAATCCCTTAAAGAGAATATGGCGTGGGATAATAAAGGTTCATATAATGGATCTAGTTATAATTGGCACAAGAATAACCCAACTTTCTGGAATCAATTCTACGAACAAATACCACACATGCAACAGATCTATTTTGCAGGTGGTGAGAGCACAATCATCGAAGAACATTATTCTATTCTAGAAAAATGCATTGAGCTTGGTCATGCTAAGAATCTCGAGATTAGATATAACTCAAATGCTGTCGAATGGAGAGAAGATCTATTTGATCTATGGAAAGAGTTTAAACTCGTGAGGTTTCACTATTCAGTCGATGACATCTTTGCGAGAAATGAATATATCCGCTATCCGTCTAAGTGGGAGAGAACTCAGGAAGTTTTCCACATCCTTGATAAAGAGTCGCCTGACAACACTGAAGTAACTATTGCATGTTCCGTTCAGTTCTTGAATGTTTACTACCTTCCTGAGTTTATCAAATGGAAACTTGAGCAGAACTTTCAAAAGATTAACGTCTTCCCACAAACGGGTGGTGGCGTAAACTTTCACTTCGTTTATCATCCTGCGCACCTTAACGTCAAAGTTTTACCCGCATGGTTTAAAGCTGAAATAAGAAAGAAGTATGAGGAATTCATTCCATGGTGGGAAGCTAATTGGAAGCTCGGCGTCAAAGGCGACACGACTTTCGATGAATGGAGAGATAATAAGTATGGTGTTAAAACATTATACAGCATCCTCGATTTTATGGAAGCTGATGACTGGAGCGTACGCCTTCAAGAGACTAAAGAGTTTCTACAATTATGCGATAACCAACGTGGAATAAGCTTTGCCGAAACGTTTCCGGAAATGAAAGATGTTTTCACTCGAAAAGATAAATAGAGAATAAGATATTGTCTGGAGACACAGCATGAAACTTTTTAAAGACTTTTTAGAAGAAGCTACTATTTTAGCCAGTGGGCAATCTGCCGAAAGACATACTGGAAAATACATCACGCCATATATTGCAGGTGGTTCTAAGCACGCAGAAGGTACACACACGATGGCTTCAAGTCATAGTGGAATCTCAGCCGGTGACAGCGTAACTATTCACAGTCATAACGTAGATGAAAAAGGTGTTCATCACGTAGTTGTATCTAAGGCTGGGTCTAATCAAAAAGTCACTATCCCGACTAATAAGTTGAATAAACCAACCGTTGCAAATAACAAAGGTTTAGAGCAAGAAGGAAAGCTCGTATCTCATCTAAATAAACTTGGTCTTATGTCAGGCGGCGGTGCTGGTTCAACTGCGGGTAACGACTTCCATCTGATCGATAAACGCGGTAATAAACAAAGTAAAATCCCCGGTTCTGCTGGTACACACTCTGAGAATGAATCTGGTCTTCATGGCGAACACAAATCAGATATTAAAACTACCGCGTTTGGGCAGATCACATTGTCAAGACATCCGGAAACCGGAAAGTGGCACATTGACGATAAAGCTAGAGCAAAGCGTCCAGAATACGCTAAACACGTAGAGAACGCAACCGTTACTATTAATGGTAAAAAGAAGAATCTTTTACAACATCTCAATGACACGGAACCGCACGGTACATCGAACAAGAGTGGATTCCATTCAGATCATACCGATCTTAGTCCAGCTCACTCTTATATGAGAGATCACCATGTAGATGCTGTGCACATCGATACGCATGGTACCTATAGAGCAGGCATGAGTGAGAAGACAGATAGACATAAACTAGGGTTGCCAGCATTAAAAGGTGAGGGACGGTTTAGAGTTCGTCAGAAGACTGACAACGCAAATAAAAGAACTGTTCAGTTTGGAATTACTAAACTCGATAAATCACCAATTAATATCGGCACCGATGAAGGTGCAAAAAACATAGCAAAGACGCTGGGACACTAAATGCTCACCTTTCAATCATTCATTACAGAAACCAAAGCTGTTGGCACTTCAATTGAAAGTGACCAACTAGGCCATCTCACTCATGCTAAAGCTATTGAACACGAATCACCTCAGCATCATATGCTTGGGCACGATCTAATTCGTCAATTTCACAATGCAAGAATGGGAAAATCTAGCCCGGTAAAAGCCTCACTTAAAACTGATGGCGGTGCATCTATTCACATTATCCATGACGAAAAAGGCGTGGGGGTTTCTGACAAACACAGGTTTGCTCGCGGTGTAGTTGCTCGTACCCCAGAAGAGATTGATAAACACTTTGGTCACGCACCGGGATACGCAGCTGCTCTCAAACATGTTCTCACGCATGGTCACGAAGTAGTTAATAA